GTTAACTCAATTGCACACTACTAGTGTTAACGCTCGGAAAGCAACGCTGTATTAATTTGGGAGAAACTACACTAATAGAATCAAAGACACTCTCCCAGTGTTTCTGTTGTGTTGGGGATATGTGATATGCATTATAGAAACTGGCGCGGGCGACGTCTGTTATCTCGTCGTTGTATTTGCCTGCGATGGTTCGCCGACTGGTGTCATCGTTGATGGATATTTGTTTAGTATGTTGTCGGATAAGGAATTTACAAAAGGAACTTAGGATTGGTACACCGTTAGAGTTGGTTTGTTCACAAATACCAACGGTGTGGAGCCAACGTTTAAATAGGTCAACGTCTTTGGCATAATTGTGGTCGATGCACACGGTGGAGCGTTCGATGACGCGTTGTGGTGACCTGACCATTAGCCAGCCGTTGACAGTATTAACGGGCTTGCATTGACAAAGGTCAATGTCCTCAAAGTAATAAGCTATGTTCACTTTTGTGCCAAAACCCATAGCCGCGAGCTGTTCGCCATCGCAGTTAACGAGTTCTGAACGTTCCATTATGATGACTGAGTCGTCACCATCGACAATAATACGTTTACGATGTACACGTTTAAGCCAGTGTGCTAATATGCATATGTTAGCTAAGGAATTGCCCAATGATGTGTTTGCGTCGCCTGAGGCACGTGTTCCAATGACTGTGTATTGAATGCCATTGCGTGATCTGCCATTGTTTGCGAGTTGATATCGGAGGAGTTGTTCAAGCTCTTGTCGATCTAGGTCTGAATAGAAGCTCAGGTAGAAGTCGATTTCAGCTTCAAGCCAGGCTGTATTCTGCCTACTGTCAAAGCGATTGTGGTCAGCCAAGACAGCAATAGGATCGGTGAACTCTTCCCAAGCTTCACGAAAAACTTGGCTTTGGAATAACCGTCAAGTCCTTTAGCAACTACACGTTTGGTGTTGCCTCGGTGGAAAAGCCATCTTTCGATTGGGATGAGATATTGCTGCAAGGTAAGATTGTACCTTGGGCTGCGAGCTTGAATGGCACGTGGTGGTTTGTAGGCGCCATCCTCTCCAATATTCATGCGTTCGTTTTTCACAAACATCTTGAGTGCAGCATCACGTGCTGTTAAGGGCCGATGATACAGTGTGTTGAGTGCATTTCTATAGACCTTGCGTTTAGAAGGTGGTTTGATGGCGACCACTTTCTCGCGGCTATAGGGAACCATTGAACTGTAGGGGATTTGCTCACCAAACAACAGTTCTAGATAATCGACGCCAGCTTCATAAGCATCAACGGGTAGTGCACGTTGGGCCTCAGCTGACTCGTTGAGTTTGCGATCTAATCTTGGTTCTTCCGTTTGCAAGTGCCTATTATTCATGGCTAAAAATTCATTGCAATCACACTGCTTGTTGGTATGTATCGGGCGTGCACACTCAAGGCGCAGGCGCATATTGGGGAAATCCTTACTAAAACTATTTAAGCAACAAACTACACTATTGCAGTAACTATGTCTAAGGGTTGCGTATCCGAGAGTTATACTTGCATTCTCCAGTGGTTTGGTGCTATCGCCCTGGCAAGTGGCAGGGAAGCACTCTAAAAAACCGAAGAGTCCATACTAGG